ATAATGCAACATCTTTCATTGCAGTTTAGAGATCAAGTTGAAAGAGAGATGGGTATAGAGTTACCACCAGTCGGTGAGCCTTTACCTGCTGATGTTGAGAAAAGAATATCTACTCTTGTAGCTGAAGCAGCACAAAGAGTAGCTACTACAAATGCTGCACAAGCAGAACAAGCTAGAATACAAGAACAAGCACAAGACCCATTAATACTTGCTAAACAAAAAGAACTTGAAATTAAAGAAAAACAAGTTGAAGGTAAATTAAGGATTGATGAAAGTAAATTAGCTGTAGATGCTGCTAAAGCTGTAGCCAATAAAGAGCTAGAAGAAAAAAGAATTGAAGCTCAACAAGAAGCTAGTGGTTTAAAGACAGGTATGCATATTGCTAGCGATTTGCTAGATAGAGAAGAAAGATCAGAAAATAAAGTATTGGATGATTATAAAAAAGGTATTGACATTGCTAAAGATTTAGTTAATGATAGCAAATTGAATGAGTAATGATATAAATGAGCAATCACTATCAACTTACTTAACTAAAAAGTTGAGGGAGATAATGAATGAATGTTCTGATCATATCTCAACAGGGAGTTGTAAAGACTTCCCTGAGTATAAAAGAATGACAGGAGTTATAGAAGGTTTAGCTCTTGCAGAGCGTGAAGTTCTGGATTGGAAGGAACGACACTTAAAAGAATAGGAACTCGACACCTTATGTCGTGCAAAATATGGATAAGAAAAAAGAAATAAATATCCCAAAGTTAGATAGCGTAGAAAAGCCAGAACCTAGTGATGAGGTGAAAAGCCAACTACCTATACCTAAAGGTTGGAAAATACTTATAGCAATGCCTGAGGCTAAAGAAACTACAGATGGTGGAATCATTAAAGCTAGTCAAACTAGAGTTGATGAAGAAACATCTAATATTTGTGGTTATGTTTTAAAACTAGGCACAGAAGCTTATGCTGATAAAAAAAGATTTCCAACTGGACCTTGGTGCAAAGAAGGTGACTGGGTAATATTTAGAGCTTATTCAGGTACTCGTATGAAAATGTATGGTAAAGAGTTTCGTTTAATTAACGATGATACTGTAGAAGCAGTAGTAGATGATCCAACAGGAGTAGTTAGAGCATGAGTGAGAGCATAGAACAAGTCATAGATACAAACGCAGAGCCTGTATCAGAACAAACATCAGAAGATAAATTTTTTGGTGTTGCAAATGAGATTAATACTGAAACCCCAAAAGATATTGAGGTAGAGGTAATAGATGAAAGACCTGAAGAAGATAGGAGAGCACCTAAAGTTGAAACTACAGAACAACCTGTAGATGATGATGCTTTAGATAAAGAAATAGCAGACTATAGTAAATCTGCTGGTGATAGGATTAATAAAATAAAATATGAATATCACGAAGAACGTAGAGCAAAAGAACAAGCTTTAAGAGAATCAAAAGAAGCTACAAAAGTTTTAAAAACTTTGATGTCTGAAAATCAAAAACTACAAAGTATAGTTAATCAAGGTGGCGATGTATTAAACCAACAGGCACTTAATAATGCACAGTGGGCAAGATATAACGCACAAGAAAAGTTTAAAAAAGCTTACGAGGAAGGTAATGCAGAAGAAATGGCTGCAGCACAGTCTGAGTTAGCACAAGCTACTTTAGCTGAACAACAAGCAGGTAGTTATGCACAAAGTTTACAAGATCAAGTTGCATCTCAATATGTGGAGCCACAAATAGAACAACCACAAAAACAAATTGATCCAGATATGGATGCATGGTCTAAGAAAAACCCATGGTTTATGGGTAGTGATCCAATACATAAAGAAATGACATCATTTGCTATGTATATAGATCAATCATTACAAGCAAATGGCGTAGACCCTGAAAAGAACTCTCAGCAGTATTATTCTGAGGTTGACGCAAAAATGAGAGAACAGTTTCCAAATTTCTTTGGTGTATCTCAACAACAACCTGTGGAAGCAGAACAAGTTGTAGAAACTCCAAGAAGGCAGGTAGTTAATCCTGTCGCACCTGCTACGAGGAATAGCAGTAAAACCCCTCGCAAAATTCATCTGACACAGAGCCAAGTTGCCCTCGCAAAGCGACTCAATATAACGCCTGAGCAGTATGCAAATCAACTTTTAAAGGAGAACTAAGATGTCAGATTTACCTGATAATCAAGATAATATTAATGCTGAACAAGAATCAGCAGAGCGTACCCCTAGGGAGATAGAGAGCCGAGAGGCTTCCCAGCGTATTCAAAGTTGGGAAAATCCATCAAACTTACCAAACCCTGAACCACAAGAAGGATGGGTATTTAGGTATATCAGAACAAGCCTTTTAGGTAATGCTGATAATCCTAATGTATCAAGAAAACTTAGAGAAGGATGGCAACCTTGTAGATTAGAGGATCATCCAGAACTACAGATTCATATGATGGACCATAATTCTGAGTGGTCAAAGAAAGGTAATGTTGAGATTGGTGGACAACTGTTATGTAAGATGCCATTAGAAAAGGCAAAAGCTAGAGACGAATATTTTTCTAATTTAGCAGAGTCTCAAATGGAATCTGTAGATAACACTTATTTTAAGGATCAAGATTCAAGAATGGCTACCAAACAAGTATTTGAAAGAAAATCAAGAACAACATTTGGTAAAGATTCATAGTATCTTGTTATATTAATTTAATTTTTTTTTAGGAGAAAATTATGGCATCAAGTGCAGCTCCACACGGAGCAAGACCAGTTGGTACTGTAGTTGGAAGTCCATATCAAGGAAAAGTTACACATTACAAAATTAAAAATGCATATGGTACATCCATATTCTTTGGAGATTTTGTAAAGTGGGGTGACGATAACCCTAATACCACTGTCCAAAAGGATACTGGTACAACATCTTTAACACCTATTGGTGTATTCCTTGGTTGTGCTTATACAGACCCAACAACAGGTCAATTCACACCAAATCAATATTATCCAGCTTCAACTGCTGCAGATGATATTGTTGCGTATGTTGCTTCTGACCCATTCATACTAATGCAAATGCAATCAGACGAAACTCTTGGACAAGATGATCTTGGCAAGAACTGTGCTGTTGTGCAAACTGCAGGTAGTACAGCAATAGGTACAAGTAAAAACGCAGTTGACGGTAGTACAGCAGCTACTACTAACACACTACCATTAAAAGTCGTAGACTTTGTTGATGGACCAGATAGTGCTGTTGGTGATTCATTTACTGATGTACTAGTAATGTTTAATGTCGGACACCAGTTGTTAAATACAACAGGTATAGGTTAAGGGAGATAAATTATGGCAGCTATTTCAAGAGCTAACGAGTTAAAACAACTCTTACCTGGTCTTAACGCATTATTCGGTGAAGAATACAATCGTTATGAGAATGAGCACGAAGAAATCTATGTAACTGAAAATTCTGAAAGAAGTTTTGAAGAAGAATTAAAGTTATCTGGTTTTGGAGCAGCTCCTGTAAAAGATGAAGGTTCAGCTATCACTTATGATACTGCACAAGAATCTTTTGTCGCTAGATATACGCATGAAACTATTGGTTTAGGATTCAGCATTACTGAAGAAGCTATGGAAGATAATCTATACGTTTCAGTATCAGCTAGATATACTAAAGCATTAGCTAGAGCTATGTCTTATACAAAGCAAGTAAAAGCAGCGTTTCCATTAAATAATGGATTCTCAACTACTTTTTCTTCTGGTGATGGTGTTGCTTTATTTAGCACAGCTCACCCGCTTGTAAACGGTGGCACAAATAGTAATAGACCATCAACAGGTGCAGACTTAAATGAAACATCTTTAGAAGATGCAATCATTCAAATCGGCAAATATGTTGATGAAAGAGGTCTTAAAATTGCAGCAAAAGCTAGGAAACTTATTATTCCTAGTGACCTACAGTTTGTAGCAACTAGATTGTTACAAAGTGATTATAGAGTAGGAACTGCTGACAATGACATCAATGCTGTGAAAACTAATGGTGTGATTCCAGAAGGTTATTCAGTTAATCATTATTTAACTGATACAAATGCTTTCTTTATCACAACAGATGTTCCAGATGGAATGAAGCATTTTGTTAGAGCACCTATGACTACTACTATGGATGGAGACTTCGATACTGGTAATGTTAGATATAAGGCGAGAGAAAGATATTCTTTCGGTGTATCTGATCCACTAGGTATCTTTGGTTCACCAGGTAGTTCGTAAGAACTTTTAGGGGAGCACACGCTCCCCTTTTTTTTATGTTATATTATCTATATAACTCTAGGGATTTTAATAACTAATCTATCAACTGACCTAGCAGACATTTGCCAAGATGATAGATCATTTCTTTTAGGAGAAAATTATGGCTAACACAACTTTTAATGGACCAGTAAGAACCGAAAACGGATTCAAGGTCATTTCAAAAAATTCAAGCACAGGTGCAGTCTCAGATGTAGCAACTATTGCATCTACAGGTATTGTTACTAATAAATATGTAAAACATGTAGGTTTTGCAACTGGCGTAACAGTAAATACTACAGCAGGAGATTCTCCAACTATAGGTGAATTTACTCAACCAGCAAATACAATTATCACAGATATAAAAATATTTTGTGATGTTTCTCCTGTTATTGGAACAGGTGATATTGGTTATGAAGTAGGTACATCATCTTCTGGTGCACAAATTGTTGCAGCTCAAACTGATGAAATACTTGATGGTGGCACAACTGTTGTTGCTCACAATGTAACAGTAACCAGTTTAGTTTTACAAACACAAGATGGCACAACAGCTCCAGCTTCTGTTCAATATACAGATACTGAAAGAACTATTTATTGCAATATTACTAATACAGTAGATGCTACAACTGCAGGTTCTTTTACATTTATTATTGAATACACTCAAATAGCGTAAGGAGTAAATTATGGCAGACGCAGTAACATCACAAACTATTATTGATGGTGAAAGAAATTGTGTTATGAAGTTTACAAATGTCAGCGATGGTACTGGCGAATCCGCAGTAGCTAAAGTAGATGTATCTGCTTTAGCCGCTAACTCTGCAGGAACATCTTGTTCAGAAGTAAGAGTAATGCGTATTAGTCATGCTATTGTAGGTATGTCAGTGCAATTATTTTTAAATGCAACTAGTAATGTTTTACTTATGGAGCTTGCTGAAAGTAGTAATGGACATATGGATTTTAAAGATTTTGGAGGACTTCCAAATAACGCAGGCAGTGGTAAAAATGGAGACATTCTTCTTACTACTAAAGGACACTCATCAGGGGATACTTATTCTATTGTTTTAGAAATGGTTAAAGTATATTCTGATTAACAGGTATTTATTATGGCAAATTATATAATTTCAGAAACTGGTGAATTTCCACCACAATACAAAGTTTTAGAAGTTTCAGATGATGGTATTTGGAGACCAGTATTTGGTCCTGATCCTGATTTAGAAGATGCACAACGTAAGTGTGATGAAATGAATGGCGTAAGAGCTAGAGATGATAAAGGTCATTATATAGCTGACGACTTATCTACACCTGATATTAATGAAGCTTATGTTGGTGGTAAAAAACCAAAAAAGAAAACAGTTAAGAAAACAGCAGCTAAAAAAAAGGGTAGACCTAAAAAAGCTGCATCTAAGTAAAGGTATAAAATTATGGCAGGAAAAATGAAAAGTAAAATGGGTTACAAGGGTGGTAAAGGCACCATGAAAAGTAAGATGGGCACCAAAGGTGGTATGGTTGGTGGCAGAAAAGTAAAAGCAACTGAAATGGGAGCTGAATCTAATAAACAGTATGTTAAAAAAATGTTTAGTATGGGTATGAATACTAGAATGACCAATGATAAACCTATGGAAAATAGAGGTTATGCTGCAGGTAAAAAAGTTATGATGAGAAGCAAAATGTCTACTAAAGGTGGTATGAAAGGCGGTAAAAAAACTAAGTAGTAAATATGCCTATAAGAAAACAGGCGAAGATGCCGCCTAGGAATAAAAAAAATTTCCGATCTACTAAGTCTGGAGCTGGAATGACTAAGGCAGGAGTTAAAGCTTATAGAAAGTTAAATCCTGGTTCTAAGTTAAAAACAGCAGTAACAGGTAAAGTTAAAAAAGGTAGTAAGGCAGCAAAACGTAGAAAGTCTTATTGTGCAAGGTCTTTAGGACAACTTAAACGTAGTTCAGCTAAAACTAGAAATGATCCTAATTCAAGAATTAGACAGGCTCGTAGAAGGTGGAAGTGTTAATTGAGAAAACGTAGAGACCCTAAAGTAGGAACAGGAAAAAAACCCAAAGGAAGTGGGAGGAGATTATATACTGATGAAAATCCAAAAGACACTGTTAGCATTGCTTTCAGAACTCCAGCAGATGCTCGTAGAACTGTGGCTAAAGTTAAAAGAATTAACAAACCTTTTGCTAGAAAAATTCAAATCCTTACTGTGTTGGAACAAAGAGCAAAAGTCGCAGGTAAAAAAGAACAAGCAAGAATCGCTAAAAAAGGCAAAGAAGCAATAAGAAAAAAAGAAGGTAAATAATGGCAACAAGTGGAACAACAGCATTTACGTTAGATTTAGGCGATATTATGGAAGAAGCTTATGATCTATGTGGTAGTGAGTTGCGTTCAGGCTACGATTATAAAGGAGCAAAACGTGCTCTTAATCTTATCTTTTTAGAGTGGCAAAACAAAGGATTAAATCTTTGGAAGATAGAACAAGCTACTCAGACACTTACTGCTGGTACTAGTTCATATACTTTAGAATCTAGTGCTCTAGAAGTAGTAGATGCTTTCATAAGAACAGATGCAGGTGATACAGATAAACAGTTTGATCAAAGATTAAACAGAATATCAAGAACAGAATATAATCATCAAGCTGTTAAATTATTAGAATCAAAACCAACTCAGTTTTTTATTGATAAAGGCACAAGTTCTAATAGTATAGTTTTGTGGGCAACTCCTGATTCTGCAGAAACATATACATTAGTATATGACTATATAAAAAGAATAGAAGATGCTGGTAATGTTGCAAGTAATAACGCAGATGTGCCTAGTAGATATTTACCATGTCTAACATATGCTTTAGCTTATAATTTAGCTTGTAAAATACCTGAAGCACAGAATAGAGTTGGAATGATTAAACAAAGGTATGATGAACTTTGGAACGATGTAAGCGATGCTGATAGAGAAAGAGCATCTGTTAAATTTGTTCCTGATATAAATTTATATAGATGAGTTATGCAGTAGGTAAAAAAGCTTTAGGTGATTGCGATAGATGTGGTTTTACTTATAAGCTAAACGATTTACAATACGAAATACAAGATAGTATTCGTAATGGATTAAGAGTTTGTCCTAATTGTCTTGATGTTGATCATCCACAATTAAAAATTGGTGAGGTAGACTCATCTGACAATCAATCATTATTTAATCCAAGACCTGATAGAGGTGAAAAATCATCTACTAAATATTTTGGATTTAATCCTGTATCAGGAACAGGACTTATATTAAGAACAGAAATTGGGAAAGTTAAAGTGAGTACAGGATAATGGCTTGGACATTTACAACATTAAAAACAGCTATACAAGATTATACTAATAATACAGAAACTACTTTTGTAAATAATTTAGATGAATTTATAGTTAATACAGAGGATAGGATACAAAAACTTGTATCGCTTCCAGTATTTAGAAAAAATGTTACAGGAACTTTAACATCAGGTAATCAATATTTATCTACTCCTACTGACTTTTTATCATCACATTCTTTAGCTGTAGATAATAGTGGCTATGAGTATTTACTATTTAAAGATGTAGCTTTTATAAGAGAAGCTTATCCTAATAGTTCTACAACAGGTGTGCCAAAATATTATGCTAGATTTGATGAAGATAGTTTTATTGTTGCACCAACACCAAATGCAAATTTTACTGCAGAACTTCATTATGAATATACACCAACATCTATTACAGCTAGTGGAGATGGAACAAGTTATATAGGTACTAATGCTCCAGATTGTTTATTATATGGTTCTTTAGTAGAGGCTTATACTTTTATGAAAGGTGAGCCAGATATTATGGTTAATTATGAAAAAAGATTTCAAGAGGCTATATCAAGATTTAAAGTTTTTGCTGAAGGTAAAAATACTAAAGATAACTACAGGACAGGTCCTGTAAGACAACAGGTAACATAATGTTTACAGTAGATGTATCAACAAGTTTAGGCAATATTGATGTTAAAACAACTCAAAATAAAGGATTAAGTCCTGAGCATTGGACAGAAAGAATAATGGAAAAGTTAATTTCTATTAGTGACAATGCTGATCCAATGGTAAAAGCACAGGCACAAGCTTTTAAAGACAATATGACAAGTGTTGTATTGTTTTATTTAAAACAAGCTATAGCTAGTGATAGAGCTACTGTAGCAGGATTATTAGAACAGCAAGGTCATAAAGATATGGCTGAAATTATTAGGAGACTATAATGGCAATTTCACAAGCAATGTGTACATCTTTCAAAAAAGAATTATTAGAAGGAGTACATAATTTTAAGAATAGTGGTGGTAGCACTTTTCAATTAGCTTTATATACAAGCTCTGCATCACTAGATGCAGCTACAACAGCATATACAACCTCTAATGAAGTTAGTGGCACAGGTTATACAGCTAAAGGTGGTTCTTTGACTAGAGTTGATCCTAGCACTTCAGGCACTACTGCACTAACAGATTTTGCAGATTTAACATTTAGTACAGCTACTATTACTGCTAGAGGTGCCCTAATATTTAACGATAGTGCATCAGGAGACCCAGCAGTTGCTGTATTAGATTTTGGTGGAGATAAGACTTCTACAGCAGGAGATTTTACTATTCAATTTCCAGCAGCAGATGCATCAAATGCTATTATAAGAATAGCTTAGTAGCCTATGGCTAATATAACTGGTTGGGGTCGAGGGACCTGGGGACAACTTACTTGGGGTGAGCCTATACCAGTTGTCGTTACTGGAGTTGCAGGAACTACTGCACTTGGTAGCGAAACAGTAATAGCAAAAGCTTTAGTATCAGTTACTGGAGTAAGTGCTACATCAGCTTTAGGTAGTGAAACTGTAATAGGAACAGCTAATATTTCTGTTACAGGAAATGTAGGTACATCAGCATTAGGCGATGAGGTTATAGCTGCTGATGCAAATACTTCAGTTACAGGTAATGTAGGAACATCAGCTTTAGGTAATGCTATTACTGCAGGAGCTGCTGTTACAGGAGTTTCTGGATCAGCATCAGTAGGAACGCTTGGTGATGAATCAGTTTCTGCAGGAGCTACAGTATCTCCAACAGGTTTAAGTGCTACAAGTTCATTGGGAACAGTTAGTACAATAAGTGTTAATATATTATCAGTTACTGGTTTAGTAGGCACAACAGCACTAGGAAATGAAACAGTAATAGCTAAATCAGTTGTTGATATAACAGGAGTATTTGGTACTGGTCAAATACAAGGTGTTAATATTTGGACTATAGTAATTGATAGCCAAACACCTAATTATCAAAATATAGATGATTCACAAACAACAAATTATCAAAATATTGATGATTCGCAAACAGCAAGTTATAGTGATGTATCAACAACACAAACAGCAAATTATTCAGAAGTTTCTACTTCACAGACACCAGATTGGAGTGAAGTAGCATAATAAAATTATAAAGAGGAATACACAATGGCAAGTTCATATGTAAATGATTTAAGATTAAACGAAATGGCTACTGGTGATGCTAGTGGTACATGGGGTGAAACTACAAATACAAATCTTGAATTAATAGCAGAAGCTTTTAGTTATGGCACAGAAGCCATTACTACAAATGCTGATACGCATACAACTACAATAGCAGATGGAGCAACAGACCCAGGTAGGTCTATGTTCTTAAAATATACAGGTACATTAGATTCTACTTGTACTATTACTATAGGACCTAATACTGTATCTAAACTGTGGATCATAGAAAATGGAACAAGTGGCTCACAATCTATAATTATTAAACAAGGTAGTGGTGCTACAGTAACAATACCTAGTGGTAAAACTAAAGTAATTTATTCTGATGGTGCAGGTTCAGGTGGAGCAATGGTTGATGCTTTTGCTTCTTTAAATTTACAAACAAGTGGAATTATAGAAACATCATCTTCAATACAAACAGGTCTTATAGAATTTACCGATGGCGATGATGCTATGACCATAGCAGATGGCGGTGGTGTTACCTTTGCACAAACAGCTACTTTTAGTGACGATATTATTATTGGGGATGGCAAAACTATAGGCTCTGCCTCAGATGTAGATGCTATGACTATTGCCTCTAACGGACAAGTTACCTTTTCACAAACTTTAATTGGTACTGCCCTAGACATCTCAGGTGATATAGACGTAGATGGTACAACAAATCTAGACATAGTAGACATTGATGGAGCTGTTGATATGGCTACCACATTAACATTAGCTGGTAATGCAGATTTTAATGGTGACTTAGACGTGGACGGAACTACTAACTTAGATGTAGTAGATATTGATGGTGCTGTAGATATGGCTTCTACTTTAGCAGTTGGTGGAGTTGTAACAGTAATTGACGGTTCAACCTCTGCACCTTCTATTACAAATGCAGGTGATGCTAATACAGGTATTTACTTTCCTGCCGATGACAACTTTGGAATCGTAGTTGGTGGCTCAAGAAAGTTACTTGTAAATTCTAGTGGCGTTACGATTAATAATGGAGTTTTAGATGCTGATGGTGGTATTACTGTAGATACAATGACACTTGATGGTTCTACGCTTACATCTACAGATGATTTTATTGTTGACGCAGCATCAGATATTAATTTAGATGCAGCAGGTGGTCAAGTTAGATTAAAAGGCAGTGGTACTACTTATGTAACTTTTAATGTAGATGCAACTCCAGAAGTTTTATTAGCTGGTGGTAATTCATTTATAAAAACTACAACATCTGATGCAGACTTATCATTTATAGGAAATGATGGTGGTTCAGATGTAACTGCTCTTACCCTTGATATGTCAGATGCAGGTACAGCTTTATTTAACAATAAGGTTGCTATAGGAACTACAAGTCCTGCCTCTGAACTTCATGTTATGTCAGGAGATTTATTTTTAACTGCTAATTCAACCTCTGCTGATAGTGGACAAGCATTATATTTTCAATCAACGACATCAGGTTGGGCTACTAATGTAGCTCATGCTGCTATTCAAGGTAAAAGAACAGATGCTTCTAATGGTTACTTAAGATTTGATACAAGAGGTAGTGGTACTACAGCAGAAAGGATGCGTATTGATAGTGCTGGTGCGATTCAAATAGGTGGCACAACTAATGCAGGTTTTGTAGACTTTGATAGTGTATCTTTACAGTTAAATACACAAAGAAATCCAAATACAGGTACTTTTGCAAATACAGCTAAGTCTCATGCTTCAATAGCACTAAGGGGTGCTGATGGAGGTTCTGACATTAGATTTGGAACAGCAAGTGCAAATAATACGGCATCAACAGAAAGGATGCGTATTGATAGTTCAGGAAAAGTTGGAATCGGAACTGATAATCCTACATCCTTATTGACTCTTGTAGGTTCTTCACCAATGTTAAGAATTGATAATACAGCAGAAACAGAAAGTGGTATTCAGTTTAGAGATTCGGCAGCCACAGGAAGTCAGTTAGCTGAGATTTTATATAATGCATCTACAAAAGACTTATTATTCAAAGTTGAAAGTAGTGCTGAAAGGATGCGTATTACAAATAATGGACATGTCCTTATAGGAACTACATCAAATCAAGGTGTAGGTGGTATTTCTTTTGAGCATGGAGCTTCAGGATTTACTGTTCATAATAATACAGATGCCACTTCTGCTGGATTTGAATTTTATGTGTTCAGAAGAAGTAGCTCACAAATTGGCTCTATAGCTCAAAGCTCAACTAATGCTGTTACTTACAACACATCATCTGACGCAAGACTAAAAGATGTTACAGGTGCATCAAGAGGTTTAGATGTAATTAATAATCTTAATCCTGTTTCTTATAATTGGAAAGCTGACAATCATGCAGACGAAGGATTGATAGCACAAGAGGTTAAAGAGCTTGTACCAAATGCAGTAAGTCAAACAGAAGATGGCTATTACCAAATGGATTATAGTAAACTTGTTACGCATCTTGTAAAAGGTATGCAAGAGCAACAAGAACAAATAGAAACACTAAAAAGTGAAATTGCAAATTTAAAGGAGAATTAATATGGCAATATCTTATACTTGGAATGTAAGCACATGCGATACATACCCATCAAAAAGCGGTAAATCTAATGTAGTACATAATGTACATTGGAGATTAACAGGTGCAGACGATAGTAACAATGATGCAGATGGCAACCCGCAAGCTGCTACAGTTTATGGATCACAAGCACTAGATACAAGTGATTTATCTAGTTTTATAAATTGGACAAGTCTTAAAGCTAGTGATGTGCAAGG